AAGTTTCGGAGGGAATATGGTAGGACAAGGTTTATCAAGTGCGTTGGGTGGTTTGGCACAAGGCGATGCAATTAAAAAGGCTCAAGAAGCGCAATTAAGAGCGCAACAACAACAATTAGCTAATCTTGGCACGTTTGACCCTTCAAATATCACAAGTGACGCTGGCTATCAGTTTAACCTAGCTGAAGGGCAACGTGGTTTGGATAGAAGCGCAGCGGCTGCGGGTGGATTGCAATCTGGTGCTGCATTAAAGGCGGCGGCTAGATATAATCAACAATTTGCTGATAATGCGTTAAACAGTGCATATCAACGTTATGCTGATAGGGTTGGAGCGCAAAATAGCATTTATGGCAATATTGGTAACGTAAGGGCGCAAAGTGGCTTGGCTGGTGCTGAGAATATTGCAAAAACTCCATAACTCTAGGGTCATCTTGCATTGCACGAGGAATAACAATTTCACCTAACGATAAATGCCCCATGACTGTGTCCGTACCACGTCCCGCCTCTTCTGGTTGCATTCCTTGCTGCATTGCTAATAATTGCTGTTCGTCCATTTAGTTTGCCTCTATTATTCCCGTGATTGTTACTGGCGTTGTTATAGCAGCCCACGTAGCTGCATATATGCCTGTGGAATTTGCACCCGCTGGAGCTGCTGTAAATCCCGATACTGTTGTTACTGCATTTGCTCCACGAATTGTTAGCGGGAAGTTATTGCAAAATGTTGTGCCAAGCGTTGCTGATGTGTTTGTAACTGGCGTAATAACTATCTTGAAGAATACTAGCTTTGCGCTTAAACGATAATACGTACCCGTAATTGTTGCAGCGCCGCCTACCTCAGTTAATCCTGTAAATGTTGGAGTCCATGTAGTGCCAGCATCACCAGCCGCTAAACTATCAAAAAACGCAGTCCAGTTCAGAGTAGCGAATTTCTCTTCGTCTATCATCGGCTCTGTTCTTGGTGGTAATACTGTTATTGCCATAGTTCCTAACTGTTAAGATATGCGCCTGTGATTGCTATTTTTACAGGGTCTGAGCCTGATAATTCAAATGTGTTAATTGGGCTTATACCCAATCTTCTAAACGTAACTTCTTGCTGATATTTTCCAACTGCGCCTATACTTTTAGAGTAGTAATCACTCCATGTACGCGCTCCATCTGAACTAACTCTAAGGTTAATTAGCGGGTTTGAGCCTTGACCTGATTGTAAACCGACACCAGTTTCAAAACCTATAGTAAGTCTATTGTAGCGAATATCTAAGCGCTCGTCAAGTAAATGTGTAAAAATGCGTAACCAAGGTTTAGCGGTTCCAGCATCGTCATAATAATCTAATGACATCTCATATACGTTGCCGTTTTCTCTATCACCAACTAGCAATTTATTAAACGCTCTCATTACGCAAGCGGCTCTATGCTGTGCAAAATCACCTTGCGCACTTAAAGAAGCTCTTTCATGCCATAACTGTGTATTAAGGTCGTAAACCAACGTAGTTTCTAAATCTGAACCTGTAATCGCATAAAATACATGCCCTTGTTCTTGATATGTCCATGCACGCAATTGAGAAGGTGCAGCAACGGCTTGCAAAATCTTTTCAATAGGCTCTGTTGAAATACGTTTAGGTGTAAAGCCTTGCGCTTGATATACAATGCCTGAGCCTTGGTCGTTAGCACCAACCCAATATACAGAAGTATCAACGCTTGTAATAGTGTACGGAGCTTCGCAACCAATAGGAGTTGAGCTAGATACTTTAGAAAATGGAAAGTTGCTATCACCTGTATTGCGCCATAGTTCTAAAGTTTTATCACCAAACAATCCTACATAACCAAGGAAGTTAAACGCGCGATTAAGTTTATCTGGGCTACTTTCAGCAGTTGCAAAGTCTAGTGCGTCCCATGACAAGCCATTCAACAATGCAGATATATACCATTTGCCTGTGCCATTCTCATTAACCATGAAATAGCTATCAATATAACCAATAGCACCAACGCTTGCGGGAAAATCAGGGTCTGTAACCTGAGCAAATGCGTTTGTAGCATAGGTAAACATATAAGCATATGTTCCGTCACAAATACCTAGCTGAACGCCATTATCGGCAACAGTAACAATGCTGCTTGAAGTTAGCAAAGAACCTCTATTTGTGCTTGTGCCGTCTGAATATATCTCAAACAATGATGAGCCGCTAACTACAAAAGCCCGCCCTGTACTAGCGCTAAAACAAGCACGAATTGCACCCGTGCCGTAATTGCCAAATAAACTTAAACCAGCCGTGTTGTATAATGACGCATCATCTGAGCCACGAGGGTCAGCAATTGCGTATAGGTTGACAGTTCTCTCTGCGTTAAACGGGAGCGAATATTGCTGAGAAGAACCACCTACAAGATTTATTTTCATTGAAACCAGCCGTCGTATATGTTACCAGATACTCTCAAATTCAAATCACTATTAACTGGACGAGAACGTACAACTGCCAGTCTAATCGCACCTAGCGAATCAGCCGCAATCTTTACCACGCTGCCGTCTGGTTGTTGTCCATATTCAGGCGCAAGTTCAAGTGCTAGATTATAAACCAAAGCACGTTCCCAGCCTTGTGGGAGGTTTAATTCTGTGTCTAGCGTTGCAAATCCTGTGATAGCCTTTTCTGATAAGATTGTTAGCGTATAACCACCACTTGAAACTGGATATACATTAATGTTACCAGTTGGATAGCCGTTATCATATGAAAGGTATTGCGGTCTACCTTGAATGCTTTTAAAACTAATAGAGTCGTATTGCTCTGCGTTTACAATCTCCATAGGGTAGTCAATTGTACCTTGCGAGCAGTAAGCGTCTACAATCTGAATAGGGCGCGTTGTATTAAATGTTTGCCCTGCGCCAATAGTGATATTGGTAGTTGTTGGCAAAGAAAAGGTTTCACGCACTCTTGTTGTGATATTATAAGAATAGTTACTCCATGAAGCTATCAAAGCATTTAATGAATCCAAAGCATCGTTTGCCTCATCATCATCTGGCACTTCGGATTTAACCAAAATCCCCACTTTCTGCATAGCCTTTTTTATCAAAGTGCGTGCTGTTGTCATACTAGAATCCTACAAGTTCATCTGCTCCACAAGCTGCAAAATAAACGTTTCCTGTGCCTGTTGATAGAATAACAGCCAAATGAGTGTCGTTTGGATTTTTTTCAAAGATTGTGCTTTTGTTGCCGTGAACAAATATATTAGAAGTTGTTGCTGTTACTGTCGAATCGCCAGAAGCCACAAACGCTACGCCTGCCCCGTCATTCAACACACGAACGAATTGCGTATTAAGTGAAGGATAAGCAGCTCTTGCTGATGTTGTGCTAGCTGAAATAACCGCTGATGGTGTATCAATATTTAATGCCATAATAATCCTTATGAAATAAGCGGGGCTTTTACACCCCGCTGTTAGTTAGTCACGAATTGCAGTTGCTGCCGTGTTTGCTTCAGGGCGGTCTACTTTAATTATGTAAGTTCCCGCTGCTGGAGTGAGCGAACCTGCTGTTGGATTAACAAAAGTAAGCGCAAGCGTATCAGCCGCACTTACACGAGCTGCAGCTAAAGATACGCCAGCAGTTTGTGAAGGTGGATTTACTTGCACAAAATCGCCTGTTCTTAAACCTGTAACTGTGAAAGTTTGAGTTGGCGCTGTTACTGTTGACACAGATGATGGCGTCAATGATGCGGAAATGATGTATGAACCATACGTATTTCCATTAATAATTCCTACTGTCATTTTTCTATTCCTTATAAAGCGGGGAGGCTTTTACACCTCCCCTAGATTAGTTAGGCTGTGATACGTGTAATCCACTCAGGACGTACAACAGATACGCCCCAAAGAACGTCAGCACGGAATACGTCAACGTCTGTCAATGGAACGTAATCACGAATGATACGAACAGTTAGATTGTCTACAGTTTCTTGCCCTACAATGTCCAAACCTTTTGGCTCATACAATGGAACAGAAGCCAAACGCACCGCTGATTTATGGAACGCTACGTTTTGAGTAGCAGCACTTGAAGCCGCGCCTACAAACACAATAGCAGCACCAGAAGCTGGCAATGCAGATACGTTTTGCAATGAGCCTGATGTTGGCCCATAAATTGTTGGAGAGATTTGAACGCCTGTATATGCACCACCAGAAGCTGTGTTGTTTGCTGTTACAACGAATTGTTGCAAGTTTGGCAATGTAGCTTTAGTTGTTGGGTGAACCGCAAACACGTTAGCAATAGTGAACACGTCACCTGCTGTTAATGTTTGTGTACCAGTACCAGTAATTGCTACAGTTGTTGCACCTGTTACAGATGTTGTTGTAAGAGTTGCGCCTGTTGCTGCACGTGTACCAGCTGTATGTGTTGGCAATAGTTGGTTTTCTAGGTATGTAAAACCATCTGCTGACATGATATAGCCGTTTTTGTACTGTTTAGCAATTTCAGATTGCGAGTTCAACAAACCTTTGCGAGCATTAACTGCTGAGCGCATAGCTGTTGAGTTTAACAATGTGTACATCTCACCATCGTTTGGAACTAGACCAAGCATCAATTTTTCACGAGCTGCCAACATAGTGTCAGTGTCGAAAGTTGTTGAACCAGCAGTACCAACAGAGTTGTAAGTTGCGTTTTTAACAGCCGTCAAAACATCAGCTTCAATTTTGTTGCCTAGTTGGAACATTGCAGGTTTCAATATGCGGTCTGCAAACATTGCAACGTCAATCTTTGTAACTAGCTCTTTAGAAGAGAAGCTCAAAGGAACGTTGTATTGGTTTGCTAGTGTTAGCGGAACAGTTTGCTCAATGAAATCACCAATTGTTGAGGTGATGTCAGCAGTTGTTCCCACTGTTGGACGAGCTGGTTTATTGATGTTGATAGTTTCGCCTTTCTTGTAACCATCTACTGAGCCGAAGCTTGATGATGGCTCTTTATCAATCGTTTTAATGAATTGATTAGAATCAGCTAGATAGCCAGCAGCCAACTTAGAGAGGGCTGCTCCTACGTCCTTAATATTACTAATTGTATTAGGCATGATTTATACTCCTATTTTATACCTAAATCTTTTTTGAGTTCTTCAAAACTCATAGAAGACACAGGCTTGGTTGTTAATCCAGTTCCTTTTGCGGTTGCTAGAGGCTGGGGGGCTGTTGATACTGTTTTCTTTTGCACTAGATAAGATTGACCTCTAATCTCTGCTTTGGCTATTTCTGCCGCAAGCCGAGTAGGGGAGAGATTATATAACTCATCAATTAGCCCTTCTTTCATCAAAGCATAAAGTGCGAGTGGTGCATTTTCGGCTTCTAGTATTGCGTCTCTGAGCTTTGGGTCATTACCAACTTCTTGAAAGAAGTCAGCATTTTCACCAACTAGTTTTGAGTAATCTGGAGCGGCTTTTGCAAATTCTGCCTCTCTCGCTATTGCCTCTTGTGCTCTTTGAGCTATAACTGGGTCTACTTGATTCTTATTTTGTGCTGATAATTTTGCGCTATCTCTATAAGCGTCTCTTGCGTCCATATACTCTTCCAACGTATTGAAATCGTCTATGTTAGGAGCTTGAGGCTCACGATTAGCTGGTTGCTTTGACGCTTCAACTTGAGCTTTAAATTCACGTAATTCTCTTAACTCACGTGCATATTCTGCTCTTTGTCTGCGTGCCAAAGCACGTCCTTCCCTATTACGCACACGTTTTTCAAGTTGCTCTGGCGTTAACTCTGAATCAGGCTTATTGCGCAATTCTTCATTTTCACTAGGCTCTTGCGAAGCCTCTAGGGCTTCTGCTTCCGTGGTTTCTGGGGTTTCTGCGGCAACTGGTGCGGCTTCAGTCTCTGATGCGTTCTCTGGGAAGGCTGCGAGTACTGCTTCTAAATTACTATCCATATTAACATTTCCTTTTGTGTAATGCAAGGGCAAAATTCACCCGTGCTGGTTAAGCAACGCGAAGCCTTCGTTTTCTCATAACCATGAAGATGATTAAGATAGACTCGTCCTCTTTAATGCGTCTCATTAAGTCAGCTTTGATTGCTCTAAGCCTATTAATTTCTTCGATATACGCAGCCTCTATGCGAGCAAGGGCTTCTGCCCGCTTCGCTTGTGCTACTAATCTGCTTTGCGCCGCTATTTCCTTTTTACGCTCAGTTTCACGTAATACGCTTTCTAATCTTTCAAGCTCTGTTTTCTCACGCTTAACCTTTTCTTGTAATTCTATCTCAGCTTTATGCTTTTGATATGGTGTTTGAAAGTAATAATCACCTTGATGTCCACCGCCCTTTGGCTCGTTATCATTAACCGCTGTTACAGTTTGAAAAGCTACACTTTGGAAGCCTGTGGTAAACATCTACACCGCCCCTGTGATATTACCAAACTCATCACGAGTCACTGTGATAGGTTGTTGCATAGCGTTAGTTAGCGCGTCTATACGCTCCATAATACCCATAAGAACCATGTTTTGCTCTTGCTTTACCATATCATCTTCAACTGCCACGCCCTCTACTTGTTGCGGAGTAGCTGCCATTTGGATTTTAAGAGCTTCCAAGCGCATTTTCTCAATCTCTAGCTGAAATTGTCTATCTGCGGCAATTTGCTGTTGCTGTGCTTGATACTCTTTCAATTGTAATTCACGAGCTTTGATTGTTAATTCTGCTGTATTATCCACAACTGGCATCTGTTTATTAGCTTCTTGTGCTTTGTTTTGCGCTTCAAAGGCTTTAATCTCAACTTCTTTGTTCTTAATCTCTAACTCACCAGCTTTCAATTGAGTTTCGGCTTGTTTACTTTGAAGCTCAGCTTGCATTTGTTGAATTTGTGCTTGCATAGCCTGCATAGCTTGAGCCATTTGCTCTTTCTCAGGGTCAACGGCTTCTTCCTCATCGTCTCTTTCACTCTCATCTAATAGTTTAGGGTCAACAAGCTTTTTCAAACGTGCGCTAATAGCTTGGCTGCCTGCTGTGTCTTGATACTTAAACACCAAATCACCAATAACAGGCATTAAATCGGGCATGGATTGGATTAGTTGGTTATAATAAGCGCCTGCTTCTTGACGTTGTGTCGTAAATGATGCGCCAGTTATTACACGTACGTCGTATTTACCTTTTGACAAATCATAAGAGCGCTCTTGCTCTTCACTTCTTTCACCATTAATGCCAATAGTTTTAGGCTCTTCTTCATCACCAATAACCTTAATGATGCGGGCTGTATCGTAAATAACTGGAATAGCAAACACAAGAATTCTACCAACTTGGCAGATAGAGCGCATAAGATTATCACCAAAGTGGAACGTAGCAACATCACCTTCTTGTTGGCGGCGTTGTATTGCAATGCCAGAAGTTTCATTTGAACGTGCGCCAATAGCAGCATTATAAAGCCCCATAGTTGCTTTAATATCCTCTTTAGATTCTGCTGCCATAGCTGCAAAGCCTTGTGGAAGCATAGGAGGCTGAACACGTTGTGGCAACGGCGCAGGATTACCATTAACATCTGTAGGATTAACTGTAAGCACATTAACCGCTGAAGGGTCTGCAAACTCATTCTCAAAGCCTGAAACTGCACCAGCAACTGCCATAAATGGAGCTTGTGGCTGCTTCATCAACACTTCAATCTCTAAAGATTTAGTGAGGTTATACATCATCTGAGATGATTTAGATTTACGGATTAGCGAGTATAAATTACGCTCGCCCTCAATCCAAGCTTCTTCGCCATATACAGGCACAAGCGGAATATAAATACCAGGGAATTCGCTTTCGTCAAGTTTAGCTGCACCAGATAGAATGTAATGCTTTACAACACGTTGTGACACTTTGCGCTTAGCTTTGTATTCTTTACCCTCTTCAGCGTCTACAAGCTCCCCCTCTTCTGTTGCGCCTTTCTCTGTAGTGGTTTCAATAATCTTGTAGTAATGAGCAATGGTAACGTTTTCATTATCACCCATAACCCTTGAATCGGTTTTCTCACCAAATGAGCAAGCTTCGGCTTTAGGATATAGCTTATTAAACTTCTTTAGCGTCATGGTTTCAAGCTCAAAGCCAAACATAGCATCTGAGCCATCTGGTTGAATACTTGAAGGGTCAATCAATATAGATTGCGGGTTAATGCAGCGGTCAATGCGAAGCTCTTGCTCTAGTGAGTTTTCATCAGTATAGCAATGGCTAACCTTGATAAAGCCAATAGACGATTTAACTGAAAAGTCCACCGCTGTGTCATAGGCTGCATCTGCGTTTGATTTATATTCAATAGCTTTAATCAGCCCCTTAAATATATCAGCAGTCTCTGTGTCTGCATCGTTGCCGTCAGGAATGACGTTAATAGTTGGCGTATTCATGCGAATATCGTTTGATACTTGATGAATGAACTGCCCTAACTGGTCAACTGTGTAAATAGGGCGGTTTTTACGGCTTTTTAATAGCTTTTTATCAATCCATTGAGCGTTAGGCTCATCAGATAAAAAATAGAGGTCATCACGAGCTTTCTCGTAAATCATTGACCAGCCAGACTTAGCGGCTTCGTAATCTTCTTTTGCGGTTTGTAGAATATCGGGAGCGTCTGCCATTATCTTTCCAAGATAGGGTTTACGCGCTGGCGATATGCGGTTACATAGAACGGCTGTGACAGTGCAACCTCATTTTATAGCATATTTCTACAAGTGTCAAGCGTGAATTAAGACACCCAAACAGTTTTGTGCTGCTTATTGCTTACAGGGCGCTTGAAATGCTGTGCAAAGCATAGGAAAGCATCTGAGCCGTGACTCCATATGTCATGCTTAGGCTCTTTACTTACCTTGCCAGTGTCGGGGTCGTTAGCGTATGCGTAGTGTCTTAGGCATTGTAACCCGTCTTTAGTTTTTTCTTTATCAAACAAGCATTGTGAAAATATAGAACGGGCTGCATCAATACCCAAAGCTTTCTTAGGTACTCTTGGCACAATACGTACTATATCGCCAAGTTTAGGGTTATCGCGTAAAGCGTTTGCTAGTTGCTGCTTAATGGTCGATTGAGCTGCTAATTGCTCGTGTGTGGCATCGTGTGGTAAGCAATGGTCGCCGTAGTGATAGCCTCTCTCCGATAGCTCCTCGATGTAATGGCTCATTTTAACGCCACTAGCTTGGTAATAATCCACCAGCCTAAACTCCATGCCTACTATTTGCACAAACCATATAGCGGTGTAATCAGATTGCCCCAAATCCCAGAAAGTGTGAACTGGTATACCAGCTTGAATAGGCACTCTGGTTATGCGTTGCTCCTCTGAAGCTTTAATTATCTCATCAGCAAATACAGCACCATCAACCGCCTTTTTGCACTGCCCTTCCCATACATTGAGATACTTTTCATAATTTCTGCGCTTATCGCTTTCCATTTCCTTCCTTAAAACCTCTGGAAAGAATGGGTTATCATCATAGTTAATCTTAACAACAATGCTATCATCAGGCGGGCTAACCACATACTCTTGGTAAACAGTATCATCTTCCAAATCAGGGTTGAACGATAGCCACACCTCAGAGTTAGGCGCACGAACTGTTAGGGCTAGGGTTTTAGTATTATCAGCACTTGCGCTTTGTGCTTCCTCTATCCATGCTCTTGTAATGTTAGGAATAGATTTAACATTGGCAATGTTAGAACGCAAACCAGCAAATAGAAATTCTGTGCCGTTCTTGCCTATGATAGTTGATTTTTGTATCTCATAGAAGCTTTGCAATCCTA